GCGGGTGTGGCTGGTCATGGCGGGGCGCGGGTTCGGCAAGACCCGGCTGGGCGCGGAATGGGTGCGCAGCGTGGCCGAGGCCGATCCCGAGGCGCGGATCGCGCTGGTGGGTTCGTCCTCGCACGAGGCGCGCAGCGTGATGGTGGAAGGCGAGAGCGGGCTGCTTTCGATCGGGGCGCCGTGGCGGCGACCGACTTATGAAAGCTCGGTCCGACGGCTGACCTGGCCGAACGGGGCGCAGGCCTTTCTCTATTCGGCGGGCGAGCCTGAAGGCTTGCGCGGGCCGCAGCACAGCCATGCCTGGTGCGACGAGATCGCCAAGTGGGACAACATGTCGAACCGGGCGCTTTCGACCTGGGACAACCTGCTGATGGGGCTGCGGCTGGGGAGCGATCCCAGGCTGGTGGCGACGACGACGCCGCGGCCGGTGCCGTTGGTCGCGCGCATCGTTGGTGAGCGTGAGGATGTGGTGGTGACGCGCGGCACGACGTTCGACAACGCTGCGAACCTGCCAGAGCGCTTCATCGAGGCGATGCGCAAGAGCTTCGGCGGAACCATGCTGGGCAGGCAGGAACTGCTGGGCGAAATGATCGAGGATCTGGTCGGCGCACTGTGGAGCCGTCGCCTGATCGAGGGTAGCCGCGAGCCCGTGGCGCCGCCTTGCACGCGGATCGTGATCGGGGTGGACCCTCCGGCGAGTGCGCATGGCGATGCCTGCGGGATCGTGGTCTGCGGCATCGGGGATGACCGGATCGCCCGGGTGCTGGCCGACTGTTCGGTGGAACAGGCCAGCCCCGAGCGCTGGGCCCGCGCCGTCGTCAATGCCGCGCAGGCCTGGTCGGCTG